TTGGATTCTAGCGTATCCTGAGTATGAGAAGAATGATGATGTGAAGGACATGCTTCGCTGGATGCTGACACCTACCCAACAGGGTAAGGCAGACGCTCTTGGTTATGTTCCTCTTCCCGAGGAGTTGCGTCAGAAAGCACTCGCTGCTGTCGAAACGCTAAAGTGAATTCCATAAAACTGGAAAAATTTTTTCCGCAATTTTTTGGATCAAATACCTGAGGTCTTTAGTTTACTATTCTTGTATGCTTTTGACCTCTTGTATCTGTTTTGTGATTTGAAGTCATTCACAAACTGAATTAAGTATTCTGGTTTGAGGAAATAGATTTCTCTTTTCTTATCGTTCTCTGTGGTTTCCCATTCTGCAATAGTAACTGGTCTCGATGCCACATTACCATTGACAGATGAATAATTTGTACCATTCCAATAAACGAATGGTGTATTGTAGAAGGTCTCGTCCACAACGAGACCTTTTTTTAATGCGATGACATCTTTCTCACCATACTGTGCATCAGTTACAGTATAACCTGCTTTAACTTCATAGGTTTCGTAGTGATGAATGACACCGTATGGATCATCATACTTCTTCTCGATGTACTTAGTCAGTTCATAGTTAGTCTTTGGCCAATCAAAACTTCTGTTCAACAGGTTGTTAGTCAAAAGAATAATCCAATCATAGAATGGATCACCGTATGCTTTGTATGCTAAGTTGTCAGGAGTATCACCATCCTGGATAGCATACTTCTGAAAGAACACAGCATTGCTGAAGACCTCTTCTTTGATTCTAAATCTTTTGAAGAAGTTATGTGCTACGATGTAATCCGATTCAGAGAACGGATACTTGATTGGTTTCTGATCGTACTCGATCTTTGAAGTTGTTCCAAAAAACATTAGTATGATGCTCCTGAGTCCTTAATGTCTTCAGCATAGACAAGTTTTGTTTCTATGAATCCAATTTCAATCTGAGTTGCAACTGGATACCCCTCATATGTAGACGCATATACACCATCTGGAGTATAACTGACATCATAATCAGTAATAGCACACATCTTATATTGTGTCAGATATGGATGTGGATTAGAACCTCTCATAAATGTAAATCTACACAGGTTTGGTAGTCCAATCCATCCGTGATTACCTGCTGCATTATCTGCAGTGTTATTTTTAAAAAATCCTGTTTTATCTGTTCCATACTTTGGAAGCATTGCTTTTTTAAATACTCTTGAAATTTCATCAACTTGAATTGCTTCGTTTTTATTGTGCGGAACCAACAGGAACTTCACTCTAAATGTTCTTAAATCATGTCCACCAAAAATTAGTTCAGCATTTGGATTTAAGATAGCACCACCAGTAGATGAGAAGACATCATTTCTTGTTAATGAATCACCAGTAACACTTGAAATTAATTTATTAACTACTGAAAATGTAGATGCATCTGCAAATCTTCCAAAAGCACTACCGACAGTGTTACCAGTTTCTGCCATAAATTTTTTGACATCACCATCAGTAATTGCACCCGCTGAAGTTAACAATCCAGCAGCAATATTACTAAACTTTTTTCCATTCCAGTCTGCTTTGTATGAGGTTGTCACACCCTCTGGCATATACAGTAGAATTTTTGGTAAAGTATCAATTGGTTTTCCTGCACCTGTAGAATAAGCATTGTAACCATCTAATCCTTCTGTTTTACTTCCTTTTTTAAAAGGAGGTTCATACTCAAAAAATTCAAAGTAAATGTAGTCAGATTCATCCTCAGTAATATCAATAGGGTATCTCAAACTATGACTACCTTTTGCGCCACTGCCAAGTTTTGAGATACTTGAAGGACCTTTAAAGGATAATGTTGTTACGCCACTACTTTCCAGCTCTGCTTGCTTTTGCGCTGCTTCTTTCTGGTCTGCTACAGATTGTTGAAAATTTAAATGTGCTTCGGGTGATGGTGCTGGCATTATCTACTCATCTCCTTTGATCGTTTGTTACCATATCCATAGATAATTCTTCGTGCTTTGATAGAATCGTATCTGTTTTCATCTACCTCATCCCACACATCTTTCTTATCGTATGGGAACACATGTCCTTGGACATCTTTAACAAAATCTTCTGTTGGAAGTAAAACAGCGGTCTGCCATTCTGTAGAGGCAAGGTCTAGATATAAACCTTCTACATGATTATTCAAGTATTTATGGAAACATGCCTTAGGCATGTCAATCATACCTTGTCTAAGTTTTTTTATTGCAATCAATCTTCTCTTAGGTTGCATGTAGTGTAAGTTTGCTCCCCAAAATTCTGTACGATTAGACTTGATAACATAGACTAGAGGGAATCTGTCGTAGTAAGGCAACCATTTCATCTTTGCCTTGTACTCAAACATGTAGATGTGTCCTGCTACAGGATATCTACGCAACATATTCTGATCTTCTAGTTCAGACTGTTGTATCCTATCTCTCTTCTCATCCAGTGCGAACTTGCGTAAGTCTTTTCCATACTTTGATGCTTCTTGTTTTACTGCACTCTTGTACCATCCTATTGACTTTTTTTCGTTTCCTGCTAGTAACTTTATCCTCTCGAATAAAGTCATGTAGTTGGTGCTAGTGCTATCTACTGCAAATCCAGTTGCCATTGTTCTATACTCCTAAGTGATCTTCGGTAAGTATTAAGAAGTTCATCTGCCTGTCTTCACAATACTCTCGCGCAGCAGACCACTTAGTTTGGTTCTTTGCGTATGTCAGTGCAGCATTACGATAAGAGGCAGTCTTTTTGTTTTTGTCATTCGGTGGTTGTGTTTGTTTTTTGGGTTTTACTTCAATGATATATTTGGTAATCTTTCCAGACTTTTCACGAACCTTAATATAAAAGTCTGGATAGTATCTCCTCAGTTTACCATCAGGTGCTCTGTATGGTATGATAATCTCTTCACTACCCCACTGTAATATACTAGGGTTATTATCACAGAACACCATGAACTTTCGTTCCCATAGCGATCTATAAACGATGTTTGTAGGATTGCCACGGTACTTCTGAGGGTTCTTCGGTTTGAAATACCCAGAGTACGCCATAAATATAGTTGTTCCAACATAGCTATTTAGCGTGGCATCAACGAACCTCAACAGTTTTATTCAAAAAATTGGGCAACATGGATCTATGTCCATGTCCAATACTTATGATGTTCACTTTCAATTTCCTGCTGATGCGGCATATTTGTCTGCTACATTAGCACCTTATACAGAAGGTCAAGCAGAAACCTCCATGTTAAAATTATTATGTGATGAAGCGCAACTTCCTAATGTTGGTACATCCACAGGAAATTTGACTGGTAGATATACTGGTTCAGGAACTGTTGCATACGCACATACAAAAGTATATAATGAATTTCAGTTAGGTTGGATGCTAGATGCTCAAGCATATCCTCTAAAGTTTTTGAACACATGGCATGACTTCATTTTTAATGATATCACTGGTACAGATGGCATCACTAATAATGATGGTGATCTTATATTTGCTTTTACTGATAGACAGCAAAATTCTGGTAGTGTAGATGTACATAGATCTGCCTTAAAAGCAAAGTCAAAAAATAGAACAACTAGGGTGATGTACCCAGATCAGTATCAATGTGATATAATTATCACTAAGACTGAAATGCCAACCAAAGTAGCAGGTGGTAGAGCGGATAGACCATCTATCTCTTATTATATGGAGAGAGCGTTCCCTATTGCTATCGATGCTGTTCCATTGTCATATGGATCGTCTCAGGTTACTAAGGTGACTGCACAGTTCCAGTACGCTAGACATCATACATTCTATAACGATAGCAAACTGTAGTCAAAATTGACTTTTTGATTCCATGAAACTGGGAAAATTTTTTCCGCTAATTTTTGACTAAAAAAGTCGATCTAAATATTATTGTGAAATGAGGTACACATAATGGCTATCCCAAAGATTGCCCTGCCAACTTATGAGTTGGTAATCCCGTCAACGGGCAAAAAGATTAAATATAGACCTTTTCTAGTAAAGGAAGAAAAGGTGCTTCTCATCGCTCTAGAGAATAACGACGAAAAGGAGACTGAGAAGGCAGTAAAGGATTTGCTAAAAAATTGCATTATCACTAGAGGTGTCAAAATCGAAGATTTGGCAACTTTTGATTTGGAGTTTATTTTCCTCAGAATTCGTGCAGCATCTGTTGGCGATATTATCGAAATGAAAGTAACATGCCTAGATGATGGAAAAACAGAAGTTACTGCAAATATCGATATTAACGATGTTCAGGTAGAATTCCCAGAGGGGCATGATAAGAAAATTATGTTAGA